CATCAATTGGGATACCGATATCGCCAGCCGCTTCGATGTAACGTGACGCGTCCTCCACGGCCAGACCAGTCGCATCAGCAAACTTGCCTGCACTTAACGCCATGTCTTGAAACGCTGTGATTCCATCAGCGACAAACTTGCCGACTGCGGCACCAGCTGCAACAGCAAACGTAGAAGCATTAGCGGCAACCGCATCCAAAGCGACTTTTGACCCAGCCTTAAATTTGCCTATGCCGCCTTCGGCTTGACCGACAGCACTTTTAAAATCGTTGAACGCGGCTTTAGCGTTTTTGATGCCCGTATCTTCAAGGCTGGTAATGATCGGAATGTTGATTGCCATTAGCGAATCCTTGCCATCTCTCGGTTTGCTTCGAGCACCACGGCCTTAATCGTGGAGTCCATTTCTCGTTCAATCATAGACAACGAGTCCGCTGCTTTAGCCCACATGAAACGCGACGGCGCACCGGGTAACAAACTGGCAAACATAGGACGCTGATACTTGGGTTCACGCTTAGACACTGTGCCTCCGCCTTTACCAGCCATGTCTACAATCGCCACAGGCGCGCCCTTAGTCGTAATTCGCACAATGTTGACAGGGACACTCATACGGGGCTCGTTGAGGTTCCTGCGGGGCTTACGGCTGTCAATCTTGATCACCGAGTTCTTGCGTTTACTCCACCCGGTGCGACCGTTGTGAGCCATTCCAGACAGCGGAGGCGACGACGGAATCGACTGGTTGATCTCAGCCAGCAATGGTTTCAAAATGTTGCGGATGTCTTTGTTCAATTCACGCTTCAAAGCAGGGTTAATTTTGCCGAGTTCTCTCAGCGTTTCGCCCACACCTTTCACCTGAATTGTCATCGCTTGCTCTCGTTCTGTTCAATTATCAACCTGACCATTTCGTCAATGATCTGGGCTGGTGTTTCCATCAGATCCAACGGACTGATGCCTGTACGAACAGCGAGCTGCGCGATCAGGTTTGTGGCTCTTCCTGCGGGCCCTGTTTGGCTTTTGGGATAAACGTGATATCCATAACATTCTCTACCCAAGTGCTAAACAACGGCACCACAATCTTTTTGGTTCGTAACGCATCCCAAGCCAACCATGCGAGAGGCTTGAACTTCATGTCCTCTAAGAAACGGCCCACGGAGAGCGTGGGGTGGTGATCTTCCCACCTGCACGCAACTCCGTAAGTGATCGGTGCTTCAAATGTTTCACCGTCAGCCATTTCTACTTTTAATGTCATGCCAATCATGTCGGGGTCCTTTAGTTAGTTAATGATTACGGGTTGGTGATGTCGCGCGCCCAAGTGCCTCCGACATAACTTACGCTTACTTGGCTGAGCTCTCCAACGGTCGTTACGATCGGCGTGAACGAAGAGAGCATGGCATTAGAAATCGTGTACTCAGGATTGCTCGCGGACTCGGTTGTGCCTGCTGGTGAGATGACCAGAGTGGTGGTGCCGTCGCCGACCTGATCAAACAGGGTGGCTTCAATTTCGCCTGTTCCGTAGTTCATGAACATCGTCAAGGTGACGTTCACCATTTGGAGGCCCGACACGAAGCGGTGCCCGGTATCGCCGAAGGTTGTGGATTCGAGTGAGTCGTAACCGATCTCAAGCGAGGCCGCAGAGGTGTTCTGAGTGACGTCCACTCCACCGATATTGACGGTTGGGTTGGACAAATAAACGGTTTTTGTTGTGGGCATGGTTTTTCCTTTATGGGATGCGCTTGGAAGCGATTCTGATAGTTAGGTCGTATGCGGGTAGTTCTTGTGAACCGATTTGAGCGAGCGATGGTGAGCCACTCAAAACGGCGATAGGGCTGTTCATGATTGTGTCAACCACTCCGAGAATGTAATCGGATGCGTCTTGGTTGCCGGGTGGCGCGCCAAGGATTCGGAGATCAACTGTGATGTCTGCGATTTGGTTGTTGAAACAAGTAAAGGTCGGTAATTCCACGAACACGGTGAGCGGTCGTGCGTTGCGCGGATCGGTGACAGGCTTGAGTCCCAACGTTGTGAGCGATGCTGACACCGTGTTGATGGTGTCTGTGAAAATGCCTGCCACATCAAGCCACCTGACTGCGTTTAATGCCAAGCAACTGGTTCACTCGACCCAAAGTCATCAACGGCGGTCCTGTCATGTCACCAAACGACGCGTAACTGTCTCCAGTGGTCCCGCGTTCACGGTAAAGCCCTGCGGCGTAAAGCGTGGTTCCTAACAGCACTGAACTGTCAGGGACGGTCGTGAGACTGTCGTGGTAACCAGCCTGCACGCGACGCCTGAAACACCAAGCGTTTGCAGCTGCGACACAAGTAGTGAGAAACGCGGTGTCATTTGCCGTGGCCGACGCGATCCCAAGAAACTCTGTTACAGGCGCAGTTGATGACAACCAAGTACAGCTCTGGGTCCAAGTTACTGTTCCAGTCGCTGAAGCTCTTTGATAGTTATCGAAGTTTGATTTGACAAGTAGTTGATTCGTGATGGTGACTTCATTATCAAAAATGAAATCACCTTCATAGCCGACACCAACAAACAGAAAAGTAGGGACAGCTTGAACGATGTAAGTCGCATCAAAATTGTTTCCTACTCCTGCAACAACGATCGTTTGACCGATCGTAATGTCAGTGGCCTCGAGGGTCTGAATCACGGCGTAGTCGTCCACACGTTGTGCGTGCGTGACGGTAAATACGGCCATGATTCAGATCCTCTCGTAGTTTCCGTCTATCAGACGAAAGCAGCCTTAATGGTAAGGGTCGGGTCAATGACCTTGGATGCCCAGTAACCACGGAACGCGATTTGGCGTGAAAGCTGTGAAGGCATTTCAACGGAAATTGCACCTTTCGCCATTTCGTAGTTCTCAAGTGCACGCGGGTCAAGGATGGTCATGCCAGCCGAGGTCAAGTTGCGGTCAACGACGACGCGCAAACCGAAAGCAAACGCGCCCTGCGTCGAAGCGACATTGAGCGAACCGTATGCGTTCATTGGGCCCACCTGTGGGAACAACGGACGGTCAGCGGTATCGGACAAACTGCCCATCAATTTCCAGACGTTCGGTGACACAGCCAAGATGGAAGGCAAGTTGCCATTTGAACCAGTCAAAATGTCAGCAGCTGCGGTGTACATCCACTCAACCCAGTAAGCCGGGTCAGCAATTGATGCGTTAGCGAAGTTGTTGCTGTTGGTGGTGCCAGTCTGCAATTCCGAGCAGGCGAGCAAGTCGGTGCGGTCTGCGTACACGCGAGCCATGTCGTCAAGCAACGGTCCAAGTGCTTCAGGCTGTGACCAGTCAATTGCGGCTTCGCTAATTTCAACATAGCCACCCTGAATGGTCTTGGTGATCTGAATGTCGTCAATGCCGAAAGCCGAGGCGGTGATGGTCGTGTTCTGTGTGGCAGTACCAATTGATCCATGGACATTCACTACAGGTCTGATGAAGACTGAGCCTCCCTGCGGCATGGGTCGCAACGTGGTTGCATCCACGAGAGGGCGCGAGCCTACAAACGAGTTGAACACATTTTGTACGATGGGCGTCGGGATCACACCGGGCACATCAGTGGTCGTCACATTGGGAGCTGCGGCGCGGATGTTTTCGTTGAGTTGTGCAAAATCGCTTCCGCCACGAACGAAAGCCGAAATGTATTCGGACATTGACGGCAATTTGAATTCGCGCTTGGCGGTTGCATAAATCGGTTGAGTCGCGATTGCGGCTTCAACGCTTGTGGGTTCTGACATGGTTTCATCCTCCTCGGATGGTGTTATTGGGGTTGTTTCTGTTGGGATTTCTTCTTCGGGTTCGTCGGCCTGAGCAACTAAGTCGCGTATTTCTGCGCCCGAGAACGCTGGAACGGCGACCAAAGACAATTCGACTAGCGAAGCGCGGGTGACGACGGTGGCCTTCAGTTCTTTGTCGTAATACGACTCTTGAACTTCTGCGCCAACACTGACGGCATCGTAGGCACCAGAGCGAATCAACTCAACTGCGTCCTGTGATGCACG